CTTGAGAAGCAGCTTGAGCAGCTTGAGCATTAGAATCTGCTTGAGCTTGAATATTTTCTAACTGAAGCTGTCTATCTTTTTCTTCTTTTTTAGATCTTCTTATTTTTAGCAATTGATTAGCTAGTTTAATGTTACGTATTTCTCTAAGATCAATAGCGTCTTCTAGCTCTATGTTACCCTGTTGTAGCGCTGCTTGTATGTTATTTTCTAACAACATTTTTTCTTCTTCATCAGGCATTAAATCTAAAAATATTCCAAAATCATACAAGTGCATTTTACTAAGTTCCTCTAAAGTAGATAAGTTTCTACCACCTATAGATTCTATAAAAGCGTCTTTAGTTGGAGAGTACTCTATAATGTCAGATATTCTCAAAGATAAGCACTCAGCTGTTTCGGCGGTTAAAAATAAACCTGCCTGTAGTATATGCCTTGTTGCTGTGTTTGAGTTAGCTGCTGCTATTTTCTGAACACCAACTAAAGCGTTTTTATCCGGAGTGCTACCATCTCTAGCCTCGTTGAGCCCGGTTACGTCTCTTATCATTTGTAGATAATAATTGTAATTACCTATAAGAGCTTGTAGTTTGTTTCCGCCAGATCCAGATGTAATTTCTTGAATAGGTACTTTACCTGGATTCATATCACCTTCTGAGGTGAATGACCTACCAATTACCGAGCCAGTTTGGAAGAACATGTTTAAAGCTTCTTGCGGACTGTAGTTTGTACCGTTACCTAAATCTATCTCAGCCAAACCATCAGCATCTAAATAAACACCATCAGGAGTTAACCTTGATAACACTTGTTGTATTTTTAAATGCGTTAATTGAATCATATCAGCAAAACCAGTTACACGTTTTACCAATGAATCTATTTTACCATTGTATAATCTAGGCGCTACAATAGAGTAATTCATTTTAACTTTAGTATAATTACTTTTAGGACGCATCATGTTTTTAGCCATTTCCCACTTAAGCAATTTACTTGTACCTAAAATCATAGCACCATCATACAAGCACTCAATAGATCTCAGCACTTTACTGTATCCACCTTCTTTTTCTTGCGGTGGATTAAATGAATCATCTTTTGGTATTATTTTTTCAGCTCCAGTTTTTGTTTCTTTTATTTTATAAACTTCATTCATGTAAGTTTTATAGTTGAAATATAAAACTTGAATAGTGTTATTGTCTTCTTTATCGTAGTTATGTCTAGAGTTGTAATTAGATCTATTGTAAGATTTGTTTTTCATTATATCTTCAAGATCGCTTTCGGATAAATGAGGAAATTGTTTTGCTAGCTCATTTACCGGAATAGTTTTTACCTCACCAACGTAATAAATATCTTCAAAATAAGGGGATTCTGTGTATGAGTATACTAAATTTGCTGGATCAACGTAATCTATAGTAACTCCTTCTGATGTGTTAAAGTTTGTTTTTACAGCACCTATACCAAGAACAGCTAAATCGTAATAAAACCTTTTCTTTATTAACTCGTAATTGTTTCCGTCAAACAAAACGTTTAAAGCTTGTTCTTGAGCTATTTCAACCGCTTGCTTGTAATTAAGCTGCATGTGAAGTTCTACTTCTTCTGGGGTTTCTGGTAAATCACTCTCGTTGCTTCTTGTGGTGTCCATGCCAAAAGAAGCTGTAAGAGCATTGAACCGTCTCATGCTAATATCAGAAAGCATGGCCTCTGCGTGATCAGTTCTTTCTTTTAAACCGTATGGGTCTTGAGAATACGCTTTTATATCATAAATTCTTTCAGCCATACCATTAACAACTATATCAACAAACTTAGATATAATTGGAACTGGCTTCCAGTCTAAATTTAAATAGGACAAATCACCGTTTATAGATAACTCATCCTTATATTTTTGTATAGACTGTTCACCTCTAGCGTATAGTCTTAAATTGTGAAAATCAGCATGATTAGATCTATATTTACTATTATTTCTACTGTCGTTAAACCACTCTTGCTCTATTGCTTTACCTACTTTCAAACCATAATCATAGCTCAGCTTCTCAGCATCACTTACAGTTTGACTCGGGAAATAACTTTTAATGCCAGACTCTGCCATATTTATTATTTGATTATTTGTGAATTACTTCCGGTATTAGTATACTTGGAAATGTTTATATTTAGTGGTTGTTTTTCAACCTTAGCGTTAGGTCTATATAAATGTCTATTGTTAGCCATAACAGCTAAACCAGAACTTATTGACGCATCATGCTTTGTTCTTTTGTTTATATCAAACCCCGCCCAATCGTTTAGTAGCTCATTAAAGTATAAATCTCCAAACGTTCCATCTCGTTTCATTCCAACGTGATCTTGTATATACATCTCGATCGCCGCAGCATGAGCTTGTTTAATATCTTCTGAAGAGTTAGGTATACCACCCACTTCTTTCTCCGCAACAGATAGTTTGTTCCACAACTTATCAGGTCTATTCATACTAAACCCTCTATACCCTCTACGTCTCAGATAATACAAGAGACGAGGTTTATTGTTCTCTGCGAGTATAGGCATCCCGTAAAATACCAAAGCCATTAGAACGTCCTCAAAGAACATCTCTGCCGTTGGTGGTCTAGACAAGTATTCTAAAAAGAAACTGTTAGCCGGAGCGTCTTCCATGCTGAATCTCGTTAAACCGTGCAAGGCTCCTTTTGATCCAACTCCATCTACTGTACCTGATATATCGTAACTATCACAACCAAAAGCTCCCATGTGTTCGTTACCAGGATATTTGATACCGTTTTTAAGTACAACTTTGTTTTGTAGTTGTTGAGGCGGAACCCAACTTACTTTAAATCTTCCTTTTGGATCTGGGTAGAATATTACTTGAGAATCTTTGATTCCATTAACCCATTGAAAATTACCCGTAGTAATACCAAGAGTGTTTGACATCTCCTCGTTGTAGTCTATCTGCTCGTATATTTTAACTAAGTTAAATATACTATTTTTAGTCTCGTCTCTAAACGCGTGCTCTGTAGTTCTTGGAAACTGGCGATAAAACTCGTTTAAAGCATCTTGGTCATCTTTTAAACCATCTACTTCGTTTTGCCAGTTATCTATTACACCTACATCTATTAGTTCACCGTCTGGTGTGAGTCTATCGATATCAGGAGTAGTAAAGACTGGAACTCCAAACTCGTCAATAAATCCTTCATAGTTCCATTCCATTGGGATAAACAAAGAGTATAAGCCAGACTTTGTCTGACCATTTCTATTTCGCTTTGTGACATCTGAGGCATTGTATAATTTTTTAAAGTTTTCTCCACCTTTATCTAAAGCATTTGAAGTTGAGCCCATCATACATTTACCAATAATTCTACTACCTAACCGTAAACATGTTTTTGTAACTCTCCAGTTATTTAAAATATTATCAGGTCTCTCCCACTTACCAGATTCATCATGAACTAATAAAGCTAGTTTTTCACCATCATAACTATTGTCTCCAGTGTTTTTCCAGTCAATAGTTGTATCTAAACCTTTAATGTCCTCAAGCTTTTCATTAGCCGTAATTTTTTTCCTTGTAAACTTACTAGCTGGAACTCTATATGCTAATTCTGATTTCGGTCTATCCATACCATCTTGAATAGGTTTAAAAAAGAAAGGATAGTTAATTGATATAGGAACTACTTTGTCTGTAAACATTTTTTTAGCATCAGCACCAGACTTAGATAATATTCCATATCTACTATCACTCGCTAGGGTGGCTAAGTTAACTGTTTCTGCTGATGACATGAAAGAAAATCCAGAACGTCTGTTTTTAAGGTAACACATTCCGTAACATCTTTTATCTGCTTTACAAGCTTCCCAGAATATATAAAATAATCTGTTTGCCTCTCTAAAGTCTGGAGCACCTACGTCAATCTTACTCCACTGTAAGTACATGTACTGCGTACCTGTTATCCAGGTTGGTTTACCATTATTCATAAACCAGAATCCTTCTTCCCTTCTTTTAAACTCTTCGTCTATGTAATCGTACCATTTTTCTTTACTGCTTTCCGGATAGTTTCTCCAATCGAATATATTTTTAATTCTTTTTAACTCCTTGGGATACTCGAATTTCACCCATTTGTTCTTCGGATCTTTGTATACTTCTTTAGGAGCTTTTGGTAGCGCAATAACTAGTCCTTGTATTTCTATTATCTCACCTATCTGTCCACTTTGAGATAACACTATAATATCGTGTTCTTTATCGTAACCGTATTTCCACTTCTTACCTTTGTTAAGTCTACTGATAGTAGTTTTCTTAACAGGTTCAACTGTCTTAACTAAACTTTGCTCGTACATTTAATTTAATTTAATTTAATTTAAAAAGGAGTATATTCTGTTTTTCCAGTATATTTATTTTTTCCTGTTTTTGGGTCTATAACATTAGATCCTTTTCCAGCGCTCTTAGGTATTAACATCATTCCAGCTACTCCACCTAAAGGTATTTTAGGCGTGTGAGTTGTTTTCTTTTCAGGAAGTAATGCTTTTTGACCTTGCTTTATTAGTTTTTTACTTTCTTTTTCCCAATTTTTTTTATCTTTCTGGGTATATACTTTTTTTCTCGGTGTTAAGATTGTCTTCTGGACTTCTGCTGGTACAACAGATTCGTATATTTTCTTTTCATCTTGGCGTAAAGGAGAAGCTCTTCTTTTTTTACCATGCATGTACTTGCGTGTTCTCATATTTTTTTATTTAGACCTACTTTCTGCGAATCCTTTAAAAGTCTTTTCCTTTCTCTCTTCAGGTGTTTTGCCCTCGAGTATGTTCTCTTCTTCTTGGATTCTGTTAAGTATTTCGAATGCGTCAAATATAGCTAGTTTTTTAGTAGCTGCGGCATTCTTTAGTCTATCTGCTGA